CCAATCGACATACTCCATCTGTTGCTGAGGTGGCAAACCACGGGATGATAAATGTTAATCCTCCGCTGTCATACCCCCAGAGAAAGCATAATAAATCGAGATATTCGATAGTGGTATCGTCAAAATCATAAACACTGACTTCTTCTGCTGGTGTTGAACCACCCTCTCTAACATCAATTGTTGCATAATTTGCTCCTGGTGGCAAAACAGCCAATATATGAACAACTATATTTCCACTTGCCATTTACTCCACTCCTGCCTCAATGAGTTTCTGGACGAGGATGTCCTTTTTCAAGGATGCATGTACCTCAATGCCGGCATCCCGTGCCATCGTTTTGAGCTGATTCCATCCCATGGCTTTGAGATGTACCTCAATGCCGGAATCCCCCTTCGGTTCTTCAGGAGTATCCTCTGGTTTCTCAGATGATTCAGGAGCCTCTTTCGGAGCCTTCGGATTTTCCTTGAAATACTTCCCTGTGGCGAGAGCTTCTTTTGCGTCGATCGGATGGCAAACCAGTGGCTTACCGCCCTTATCATAGATAGTTATCAATTCCGGTCTGTTCATTTAATCCTCCCTGCAATTTTATACTTTACAAATCCTTGTAATGATGACAGTTACTTTTTGGGATATTTGATGCCTTTTCCCTTCGGCTTTTTTTCTGTGTACTTGCCGGTTTTTATAAGCACTTCTGCTTCATTGGGGCTGAACCTTGCCCCTTCACCGGTCGCAACATGATATAAAACAACCCATTTTGCTTTGACAGCCATGATACAAACCTCCATTAATAATAATTTTACAATGGAGGGACGTATTCCCCGGCGCCCCCCCCCATTGCGGCGAAAACCACCAGGGGTGGATTACCGTTTGGTCAGCCAGGCCTTAAGAGTAATAGACTCGGCTGTACCATTGAAAACGAGCGCATAAAACCTGAGATACTGATATGTGGTTCCGTTTTTCTCGTTGCTGCAGGGAACAACATACCGCCCGATTGCCGAATCCACCGTTCCCACGAGAGTTGCGGCAATACCGAGCTTTATATAGGCGAGATCCTGAATATCTCCGGTGAAACCCACGACTGCGGCTCCCTGAAGCTTCAGTTCGTAATATTCATCAGTCCCGACCTCAAGAGCCGATACATCGATTACCAGGTTCCCATCAAAGAAACCGGTGCCAATATCGATTACCTCTGCAACATCCAGAACCTTTCCGGCCTGAGATGTAATTATAGGAGAAGATGCCCCCGCGCTGTCGAGGGAATCCTCGAGCAATAAATCCGAATCGTAATTAAAATCCCTATGCATATTTAAAACCTCCGATTAGAGTTCATGATTTTTAATAACACCTTACCTTATCCCGCCGTACCTTACGCCGATACCGCGGTTGCCGTGCTGATGTTCCAGAGTCGTGCGGCTGCCCTGGGATGATACAGCGCCATCCCCATGAGCCACTCGACAATGGTGCGGAACTTAGATATTGTGTCCATCTCACCGAGATCACGTACATCTATAATTCCGTTCTGAATACCGGTAAGCATACCATCACGGAGAGATACACAATATATCGAAGTTGCATCTGTTCCGGAATCACCAGCGACCTCGGTATCCGGAATGATTTCAGCGTTAACATTATCCTTGCCGGCAATGAGAATTGGAAGGTCATTGTATCGTGTTACCTGACGTCCGAATTCATCCTGTGAATAGGTGATATATCCGCTTACACCGGTTGTCCGTCCAGCTGCGGACATGAGTCTCCTCACATGTTTATTCATAATGAGATGGGACGGGTCATCGACCGCATCGATGAGTTCATCCAGTTTGGCAAGGGTAAGCGCACCGACCGAATCGGTTGCATTTGTGGTAACATGAATCTTCTGAACGCCGGTGAGACGTGTCTGAAGCCCGTCAAATTCACGGGTATCGGACTGTGAATCACCCTTAATAAAAGTCTTGGCAATCTTGAGAGAGAGAGCCTTAACCTTCATTGCCTCTCTGGTTGCCCTGATGGAAGGACCGTGCATCTTAACGAGCGCCGTATCAACATCAAGATAACCGCCTGCAATTTTGAGAGGATCATGCTGCGGATTGATAACGCCCACATCCTCAGAAAATGCCTGATTTATTCCACGGAATCCGACACCGGGGAGTGTTTCCTCCCGGTCATAATCGATTCCCGAACCGTTGATATTTTCAAACGGAAGTACCCGGACAATATCCGAGTTCTTAGAAAAAAGGTCGATAATTGCCGCTCTTTTCACATCGCCGCTTACTTCTTTTGCGGCTTCTACTAATGTCATTGACATCTTGCTTGCTCCTTATAGCTAAGTATTTTTTGCAAATATTGCTTCATTAGCAAGCGCCAATCGTCTCTCCGGTGACAGTTTCGAGATATCTTCTTTTGAAAGATTCTGTGAACCCGGTTTTAATACATCACGACCATGCTCTTTAAATCTTTCCTCGACTGCAGCCGTGAGCTTATCGGTGAACACCTTCTCATATTTACCGAGATTTTCGAGCGTTTTATTCTCGTCAAGCTCTGAGTCAAGCAATTGTTCCACAAGATCAGCCGGCAGTTTCTTCTCGTTGGCTATCGTAATAACCTTATTGAGAAGGTTTGCTTTTACCGTTTCCTTTTTTGATAATGCTTGTCCCTTTTCAAGCTCGGCAATACGTTTCTGCTCAGGTGTTTCATCCGGATGCCGCTCTTTGACAGCTGCATCGATTAAACCGGGAAGTTTATCCTTCTTGAAATTCTCTTCAAAGGTATCTATTCCTTCATGCACCCGTTTATCCGTATGCTGCCTGAGAAAAGCCTGACCTTCCGTATTTGTATCAAGAAACTTTTTCACGGTTTCAATATTCACATCGGCAGGCTTCAATCCGGCAATAAATGCCTTCACCTGATCATCATTTTCGTTGTCTTTGAGATACTTTTTGACGTCTGCTAATTCCATCGAACTACTCCTTTTTTTGTCCAAACTGTACACGCCAGTCAGTCCGGTTAATTCTTTGTCCAGATCGTACATGCCGATCAGTCCGGTTATTATAAATCTTCTCTATTTTTTAAATCATCTTCCAGAATTTCCTTTATAAACTGAGGATTATCAATAATAAGCGAGTAAAAAGCATTTGATAATCTCTCCACAATACTTTCAGGAATTTCAATATCATATTCAACCTCTATAGCGTGGATACATTCATGGTGAATTGTCTGTAACTGCTTGGTATAGGGATAAATACCTGAAACATTTACTTTCATTTCTCCATGTTCAATATTACCAAAGAGAATTTTGCTACCATTATCTATTATTGCCTTTTCTGAATATTCCACATCATAAACTGAACTACATACCTTGATTTTTTTTATCATGCTGCTTCTTTCCTCTTTATTTTCCGCACTTTCTTTGTTCTCGGATATTTTATTTCCTTATCCTTAGCCCACTCCTCATAATCCTGGAAGGGTATGAGCTTACTCTTGCCGGTTTTAGGGTCTCTGGCGCTCCGTTGCCTTGGTTCCTCACCCTTGAACTCAGTTACAACACCGCATCTGCAGTTACAATCTTCGCTCGCAAGCCCTGTCTGTCCAGGTCCGGTTACTTTAATGCCGGCAAGCGTAAAAAAACCGTCCTTGTCTGCGACCTGCCCGTCCATGTACTGATGTGAGGGTCTCGTCCTGCTGTCGAGTGTCGATCGCCAAACATTCTGTATTTCTACACCCAGTTCATCAGCCGCTCCCTGGACTCTTTCAAAGGCATCGAGCCTCGCTTTCACCTGCACCCTGTGAGCCTCTGTTCTTACAATAACAAGTGATTTGGTTGCCGCTATATCCATGCGTTCCTTAACAGCCTTCGATATCTTCGCATAGCCATGCCCTTGAATAAGTCCGTTTGCAATTTCATCCCGTATCTGACGGTTCATGGTATGGATAACATCCTTTGTCCTGTTCGGCCATTTAATGAGGTCGAGGGGATTCTCGACTGCTTTTCTAATAACTTCCGTGCTTATCATTGAGAAACCGAGTTTTACATTCATGCCATATTCGAGCGCATGTCCTGCCCGAAAATAGCCATCGGTGAATATGTCGGTGATTGCCGTATCGGTGATTCTTATCTGCTTACCGCCGAGTTTCACCGCTTCTCTGGCAATATCCTCCTGAAGCTTTGCCATCCTGCCGTATTTAGCCATTTCCCCCATCGTAAGCTCACCCTCTTCCGAGTATTTACGGAAGGCAGCCGAAAGTTGATGGTCTATTTCCATGAGCGCCCGTTTGTACTGGATAAGCATTGCCCGTTCTGCGCCGTTTGTCAGATGCTCGGCAGACATATCGGCTGCGTTTTGTAAGTCGTCAAATCTCATTTATTCCCTCTGTGATCAGATCAAGATTTACCGATGGTGTTTCTTTTTCCATTTGCTTTATTTCAGCTTCCGGATCGTCAACAAAACTCAATAATCCCAGCCGTGTCCTTTCACTCACATTGCCCTTGAGCTTACCAGTCGTCTCTGCCTCATGGGACAGTTCAACCGGAAGTTTCCGTGTAAATTCGAATGTGATGTCCAGATAGTTCACAGTGACATTTTTCTTTGCCCAGGCCTGAGTTAATAGTTTGAACTGTTGCCGGAGTGCCTGCACAAACATAAGCTCCTTGTCACCGGCTTTCGTTTCCATGCCTAAGAGCTTCCACTTGCGGGCTTCCCCGGTCTGTGCATCACCGGAGAACTTCTCATCGCTCATGTCGGGAATACGGGAGAACTTGTGTATATTCTGCTCAAGACGTCTCTTATGATTTTCGATATAAGTGTCATTAACATCCTTTGTCAGGAATTTTGCTGTTGCTCCTGTTTCAGGAAATTCAATAGACCTGGTTTCATTAATTTTCTTTACATTTTCATCACTGCCTAATGAAACACCTGTTAAAATTAAATATGACTGCCTGAATGCCTCATGCTCGTCCTGGTCGTAAGAAACATCGGCATCGTAAGCATCGATTAAAGATATTACTTTCTCAAAATCCCCCTGTTTTTCCTCGTTGTTTTGAAACTCAATAACAGGGACACCGCCGAATAAATGGGGTCTTGGATTTTGGCTTTCGGTAGTATCAGGAAAATAGTTGCCTTCGTTATTTTCTATCCAGAATGATATGTTTTCCATATCATACCATTCGACACGGTTTCTTGACTTCCATTCTCCGCCGACCTGAACCTCGACTTTATAATATCTGAGCGCATACTGCATCTGGTCGATGCTTCCATCGTTGACAAATATTACCTCCCAGGGGTCGAGATTCATCATTCGCTCATTGCCATCTTTGTCGATGTAAAGTAAACGTGGACAGGAACCGCATATTCCCGCCTTTTTACCGATAAGCTTATCCTGATTAAAGGCATCGTTCATAATAAGAAAATACCTGAGTTTTTCAACACCCTGCCCTTCTTTCATCTTCTCGATGCTGTAGGTGATTGGATTTCCGAGAAAATATCCGGTCATGGTGTCTACTATATAACCACGAAAATCATTTGCGGTTTTATTGCAAATCTCATCAATTGCTTTCTTCTTTCGCTCCATTATTGGCACTTCGCCCTTATATTCTTTATATAATTTTTCAGTGCGTTCCTTTTCATTATTATGTTCTTCGATAAGGTCTTTTATAATCGTTGAAGTAACCTCCCCGGCTGTTTGTTCAAGCTTTATGAGAGCTTTCTGTATTTCGTTCATATAAAACCCCTTATCTGCGTAATCTCGGCCCTGCGGTTGCCACATTCATAGTATCAATCATTTCAGAAACGCCGGTGAGTGCATCTTCAGCATCGTCATATTTATTGTCCCCCTCTTTCTGATAACCCATAATGTCGTCAAAAACATTAGGCCAGCGGTCTTTCCAGTTGTGAGGGAAGTAAACATGCTGCATGACATAATTGCTATTTGAGAGAATCCTTGCTTCTTTATTCTTGCTCTGATGAAACCAGGATATTTTCGTTTTCGTATTTTTATGATTATTTACAAGGCATCGTCTCACTGCACGGGCAAAACTGCGCCCGCCGGCATTGGATTCGAACATGGCAAAATTAACTTCGTTCTTATTGAGCAGGGCAGCCGTTTCCGGCTCTGTTATCTCCATGCCCTCTTTTGTGTACTGAACATCGAGTATCCATGCCTCGTTGTGATACTGCAGAAAGATAAATGTAACCAGATAATCGTCTCCCTGGTCTGCAACATCGGTATAACTGGCAATTCGTTCCATGAGCTGATTGCCGTTTTCATCCTTCGGGAGGTCGGTATAAGTAAGTATCTGTGTATAGAGTTTTCCTAATATATCAATCGGTTCGTTGTGATAATTTGCTCTGAAAATAGCATGATCCATTGTTCGTTTGAGCCGGAGGTACCGTTTGAGGCTGAGAATGCTGGGACAGGTCATTTTACCGTTTTTTATTGCAACTACTTGAAATATATACCAGTCCTTAGCCTCATCGCTGTCGAGAATCCGCCCGGACGGATCAGCTTTCGCCCATCGTGTGCCTGCCATGATTTCAAGGCTTTCGGTATATTCGTCTTTCTGCTCACCGCGTGATTGGAACGTACCGGTGTACCAGAGCCATTTCTTTTCAAGTCCGGTTTTATGATATGCCTCATAGGCGTCTTTAACGAGGTCATCCGATAATTGAACATCGGCACCCTTGCCAGTGATAGATCCGCCGACACCGGCACCTAAATAATTGAAATACTGTCCTTCTAAAGCCCAGCGTTCGAATGATTTATAGCCATGTTTGAGCCGGCATTCTGGGAATATGTCTCTGTGGGTGATTTGATGAGGGAGGTTCTTCGGCTGCCCGATGGTATCCCTCGTATAGCGGGAGAAATCACTGGCTGAAAGGTCGTTATATGAACAGGCAATAACCTTTGTTGTCATAATAAGCCCTATAATCCAGGCGCAGAATAGAAAAAGCGTCCGTGTTTTGCCGAACCGCGGGGGCATGTTGATCATCAGTTTCAAGTATGGTTCTCCGTTTTCCTTTAGTAGTTTCCGTTCCCAGAATGCCTGCAGTGTATCACAAAGCTCCTTTAAATGCGGCCGGTCGTCCCGATAGAAATCGGGAGCCAGCGTCTTGCAGTACATCCAGAAAGTTTCATGGGCATATATTATTATCTTAAGCCTGAGAAGTTGCGCCCGCCTTACTTTCATGCTTGCTAATTTCTCGTTCAAGTTTCTCAAGCTCTTTATTCAACTCCTCTTGCTCCATATCCTCGTAAGGGTCTTTGTTGGTAATATCAAGGTCGTGCTTATTGCGCCAGATATCCGAACGCCGGTTTATGAG